CATTCTGATGCTATACCAAAGAAAATCCTTGGATCTATCACACTATCAAACAGTAAATCAACAATTGTTGATGCAACTGCCGAATGAAGAGGAGATATGATAGTGGGAGCTGTTTGCCTCTCTATCATATTCATCTCACCAACACCAGTCACATTCGCAGGATTGAATATCATTGTCTCAGTAACTGGTGATGCATGCACTGGAACATATGTATTGACTAACTGAGAAGTCTCTGCAGGTATGTCGACATGTTTTATGCTCTCAATTGGAAAAGCCTCAGTGTTATTTTCGTCCGTAAAGCTCCCGAGGGTTATCTGTGTATCACATGTCTCCATAACATTGCCAGTCAGTTCAACATTATCATTCTCAAACCTCTCATACGAAAAAGAGGGTATCGTGACTGGGTCCACAAGATCAAAACATGTACCGCCAAATAACACATCACTTGGCAACTCACGCCTAAGTCCATTGACCTGTGTATGGTCAATGAAAGGCAACTCCTTTGCACTTCTCTTATCACTAACAACAAAGCAAGTCAGCTTCCTTGCCCTAGTTATTGTGACACCAAAATGCCTTGGATTCGCTTTAAAAAAATCCATATCAGGACAAAGCCCATTAGATGCAGTTGTGTGAACAAATGTGCACTCGCTCCTTGATCCCTGAGATTCATGCGCAGTAATAGCTTGGTTTACGCCCCTTGCTATCATTATGCCTTTACCGTTCTGAGTTCCATTCATACATGAATCCTCAATACCCGGCATAATGAATTCATCATTTTGCACTGTATAGAATAGTCCATTCTGAATCAATGAACCACTATAATACATCTTTGGGACTATCTCTGATGCGGTCTCCTTCAAGTACAAGACCAGGCAATCATATGGTAAAAATGACACAGGAGCAATAGCTGTGAAAATTGGTTTGGTGACTGAAGGGTTAAACGTTGATGTGCCTTCAGCAAAAACATCCCTCACTTGATGTCCGTCCGATATGGTTATCAACCCTCTAGCACCTGGAAACCTTCTCAGAAGCTCAAGATGTGGAGTCTCAAACGTATAGGCCTCATCAACTATAACAAATCTACTGCATGACCTTGTCAAAGCAGTATGCTGAGTATGTACACTTGCTCTTCTGAATGGGTCCATTTCCCCAAGATTCTTAATCCACTCATCCTTAAGCTTCCTGGATGGCACGACCACACAATCTTGGTCAGATATCCAATCTCTGACACCCTTTGACTTCCCGCCCATAGCAAGACCCTCAATATGCATTATATATGGGATTGATGGCAGCTGTATCCTATCTACACAACTCTCTATTGCAGTCTTCACGGGCAAAATATCTGTCATTGAACTCCTAGAGTCTATCCAATCAATAATCTGCTCATCTGTGGCAAATGGCCCACATAACGGCCCAGTCATGGACTGCCCCACTGCCTTCTTAGCTATATTGCTAAGAAACAATGACCCAATAGAATCAGGAGAGTAACT